ATCTTAGTTAACACACACCGTGGAGCGGCAAACACCATGGGTGATATTCTCAACATGGGGAACAAACTTAAAAAGTATATGGATGGGGATATTGTATTCGCATTCAATAAGGTTGGTGTTGATGCAAACCTATCTACCTCTGGTAAAGGTGGTTCGTACGTTAAAGATGCGAATTACTTTTATGCAAAGAAAGCAGGTAAAGCACCATTGCCAATTGATAAGTTAGATAAGACGATCCGTCAAAAGATCAAGGCATATGTTCCTAAGAATGTTGAGTGGACTTAACCCTCGTAAGTACTGATCATATTATCTAAGATCGCATACTCAATTGCTTTATCTTCTTCTGGCAACGCACGGAAGTGATCATCCCAAATATTCCTAATAGCAAACACCTCGTTTAACCATTCATCATTTTTGAGAGTGACACCATTAATATGCTTTTGATGATCTTGCGGTTGGAAGTTCAAATCAACAATATCAAATTTCTCTTGACAATAAGGAGCAAAAATACTACGCACATGGTGATGTGAGAACTGAGTATTTTCTGTTGCCTTTGGAACACCTGCAAATACTATACAATCATATTTGTGTCCACGTGGAGTATCAATACTAATTGAAGCATCATCTGCATGCTTATATTGTTTAGCAACTGGTACAAGATCTATCTCATATCTTTGATACACACCATGCATGATTCCACGGTGACGTGATTCTGGTGGTTGACATGTATGCATTGACATTCTATAACCAGATGGATTGTAGAATTCGTATGCTTGATGTACAAGAGGGATAAACTGAACCCAGATGTTTGGATCTACCATTGATTGCTCTTGTGCCTTATGAGCAGGTGTAGGGAATATTGATCTATCACCATCACGTGGGAAATACCATTTCTTTTGTCCAGTCAGAAAGTGACCTACGAACAAAACGTTTGCATATCCACGTAGAGTTAGATAGTTAAGGATCATAGGGCAGTAGTTGAATACATCACTTACTGTATGTGAATCATCATCTTGCCATGACACGTCAATGTCATTCTTACGTTGTTCACCACCAAGGAAGTAATTTAACTTACCCCACGCATTTTTCTTGGTTTCATTGTGAATGTATTTACCCAGTGACGAACCATATCGTCTGTTACTATGGGCAACCAATTCATTGACTGCTCTATAAATCATTTTTATCCCTTGTAAATCTTTTGAATGTGAGTCTCGAATTGCTCGATCTTATCAAGACGCTTCGGCCACAAGATATAATCCTTTTCTGGATTCTGTTTTAAATTGTTTAACAATGGTTGAATCGCATTGTACAATTTATCTAATCGTTCTGTTGTTGAGTCTGCTGTTGTTGATACTTCTGCTACTTGAGACTTTGCTTCTTGTACTGCTTCAAGTTCATCTGCATCAACAATGGTAAACCCAAAATCAAATAAGTCATCGCTCATGTTTATACCTGTGTTGATTTGTTTACTATTATTTATATATATTAGAACATTAACTGGAGAAAATGATGGGTAAATGGTGGAGAATCTGGGCAAAGTCTCTGGGAGAGAAAGTCGGAGAGACAGACAAACAGGCAGACACAATTGCAGTAATACGAACCTTTTGGTGGTTAGTTCACATCACAACTTGCTTCTTTATTATATTGAATGCAATTGCTAACCATGGATGGGGATTAATAGGACTATGAAATACGATTACGATCAGCAAGGTTGGGTATTAATACCTAATGTTTTTGATAAAAAAGATCTTGACACCATGCAAGAATGGGGTTATAATATGAGACTCGAATGGCAGAAGCATAGTCATTGGCATGGAGTTTCATGTGCAGGTAGATGGTCAGAACCCTTGACAGAGATCTATACTTCTGATACAATGAGAAAGTTAGCAACTGAAGTATTAGGAACACCGCATTTGTTTAATGATCAAGTGGTTTATAAGTTACCTAATGATGGGTTATCATTTTCCCCACACTATGATAATCAGTATTCGATTAAGAACAAGGGTAATGGAATTCATACAGTAAACTTCAGTATTGCTATTGAGGATATAACACGTGAGAATGGTGCATTCTATATCTACGGTAAAGATGAGGAGTGGCATACCGTTCTACCTAAAGCAGGAGATATTATAGCAATCAATGGATCCACTATACACAAGTCGTACGACAATAGGAGTGATCATGCACGTGGCATATATGCATGTGTATACACTGAAGTACCTATGTGTATGGAGGGATTTTACTCAGAACCTTTCACTGGTCAACAAAAAAACATTAAAATATTTAAAGAAAACGCTTGACACAGTATCCGAATTGGGTTATAATACTCTTGTATTTAAAATGAGAGAGGTTAATTATGAGTTGTAATTGGAATGAAATAGTGTTGGAGCAGTTGAAGGATGAGGGTGAAGAACTCGGTCTCGAAGGAGAAGTCCTTGAAAACTGGATCGATGAACAATTTGAAATGAGAGGTGCGTAATGAATAGATATACTGCACAAGCAACCACTGGTTCAACTGGTGGATACACTCTTTGGAATGGTTTGGATTTATCCAATCTAAAAGCAGAGTGTGCATTGGGTGAGACACCCATGATAGATAAAGAGATCAATAGATCTAAAAAGAAACACCTTGTCCGTGACTTGCTCACTTCAGATGAGGGTTTGAAGTATGACTTGATCCTTAACATGATGTTGAGTGATGGTGTCATTGACTATGACTCTAAAGTCCAGATCGGTTTCAACGGAAGGTTGAAAGAGATTTACGTTTGTAAAGATAAGGATGCCTACAGAATCTGGGGCAAGACTTATTATGGAAAGAAGAGGAATACCGATAATGACGAATGATTATTGGTCAGACTTGACAATCTTAATCCTTGGTGTTATAATGGTATCTTTATGGATTGAGTGGAGGGATTATGACAAAGAAAGTCGGAAGAAATAATCCAGTCGCAAAGCATGCACGTAAGTTCAACAAAGCACACGTGCATGTAGATCGCAAGAAGGAATCTAAAAAGAATCCTAAGTTTATTATGGGAGATAGTGATGAATATATTCGCATTAGATAAAGATCCTGTTGTGTCTGCACAGATGATGTGCGACAAGCACGTGGTCAAGATGGTTACCGAATACGGTCAGTTACTCAGTACAGCACATCGTGTATTAGACGGTGAGATGTGGTACGACAAGACTAAGTCTGGTGCCAAGATCAAACGTTGGAAACTTGAAGAGAAAGCACGAGATGAACTTTTATATAAAGCATCTCATGTCAATCATCCATCTAATATCTGGGTTCGTGAGAATGCAGAGAACTACCGTTGGATGTACAAGCACTTCCAAGCAACTGCAAAGGAGTATGAGTATCGTTACGGACGTGTCCATGCAACCTATGAGAAACTATCTGGGTTGTTGTGGTTTACACCACGTAATGCTGATCTCGTACCATCAATGACTGAGATACCACAGTGTATGCCAGAGTATTGTAAAAAGAAAGATGTAGTTGAGGGTTACCGTAACTACTATCGTAACGAGAAGAAGTACTTTGCTAAGTGGACTACTCGTGAAGAACCTTATTGGTTTAGTGCGTGAGTAAGGCATTTCAGTTGTTCATGATCCTATGGTTATCGTTTAGCACGGATAACGATGATGACTTATACGGAGTGCTAAGTAGTATCCGTAGGATGGAAGAGTGTAAAAAAATAACGCTTGACAAATCGTGCGAGGTTTAGTATAATGACTAAAACAATGAGAAAACTACGTCTGCGTAGTGCTCAAGAAAAGTTGAAAATGCAGAAACGTGCGAAAGTACAAGAAGCATTACTGCAACGTGAAATAAATAATATTGAAGGAGAAGATCCATTATGGGATTTACAAGTAAGAAAGAATTCGACCAAGCAGTCGATACCTCAGTAGAAGTACTGAAGGAAACTTATATCAACAATATTCTCTACGTGCAAGATCGTATGAAAGAAAATGCCGATGAGGATGAGTTGAAGAAAATCGAAGATATCATTATCTCTACTGAGAAGTTGATTATTTACTTCGAGCAAAGTGATGAGTGGGTGAAGAACCTGCATGAAGAAGCAAAGAAAAATTCTGAAGGAGAAGTGGATGAAGTTGCCAACGACAATGACACCGAAGCAGATCGAATTGAAGAAGCAAGGAATAGTTAAAGAATTGCAAGAAGGAATTGTACATCTTCAATTTAAGAAGGTGAACGGTGACCTACGCAATATGATTGGCACCTTGAATCTTAATTTGATTCCAGAGGAAAAGCACCCGAAAAACGACAAGACACGTAAAGAGACGGAATACCTCGTGACCTTGTTTGACACTGAAGTACAGGACTGGAGGTCATTCAGAACTGAAAATTTAGTGGAGTATTCACGTGGGGTATAAAGTCTACGATGGAGGGAAGAAGAAACGTAAAATGACACCAGAGCAGAAGCAGGCGGCAGTTGAGAGACTTGCCAAAGCAAGAGAAGCACGTGGTCATGACGGATCTAAATCTGTACACCCAAATTTGTTAGATGAAACATTGTACCCCGAAGACAGTCCCATACATTGGAAGAAAGTTCGTGTATGGGTAAAGGAGATAACTGACGAACTCAAGGGCAAAAGGAATCTACGTGATTCTAAAATCTCCAAGGAACGAGCAGAGTATCAAGACTTAACGGTTTACTTAAACAACCTTAAACGATACTTGAAGACTTCCGAGTGGCATGACTTTCGTTATGGTAGACATAGAGAGGGTAGGATGCGTACATATGTGTATGCTATCGGTTACTACCCAAGTGGCAGACCAAAACGTACTATAGGTCATTTTTATAAAGATGTAGGTGAGTACACCGAGGAGATGAAGGAAATTGACGATAGAATTTACGGTACCGACCACTACCGAAAACCAAAAGTCGGAAGAAACACCATTCATGAGCAAGAAGAAATTCTCGAAGATGGTGGAGAAGACAGTCAAAACGACTGATCTAAATTACATGGACTCTATAGTCCACATGTGTGAAAAGAACAACATGGAAGTTGAAGATGTGAAGAAGTATCTCGACAAATCCATAATCGAACGACTCGAATACGAGGCAATGAGTTTGAACTTTTTAGAGAAAAAGAATTCTCTAAATGTTTAAAACGCTTGACTTATGCGTATAAATAGGTTATACTGATTATGTTGAAGTGAATATACACTGAAAACAATTGTAAATAAACTGCATATATTGCACATACTGAAAGGAGAAAAATATGTCTTTTGCAAATCTAAAGTCCAATTCTATGGACATTTCGAAACTGGTAACCGCCGCTCAAGAAGCATCGGGTGCTACAACTAAAACCAATAAGTACGAGGACGAACGTAAGTGGAAACCTACTGTTGATGACAACGGTAATGGTTACGCAGTCATTCGTTTCTTACCTGCTATGGAAGGTCAAGAAATGCCTTGGGTACGTTATTGGGATCATGGATTCAAGGGCCCTCAAGGTCAGTGGTACATCGAGAAATCTTTGACTACTCTTGGGCAGAAGGATCCAGTGTCTGAACTGAATTCACGTTTGTGGAATTCTGGTATTGAAGATGACAAAGAAACTGCTCGTAAGCAGAAACGTAGACTACATTATGTGTCTAACATTCTTGTTGTTAACGATCCATCAAACCCTGCTAATAATGGGAAAGTATTCCTATATGAGTATGGTAAGAAGATCTTTGATAAAATCATGGATTTAATGCAACCTCAATTTCCAGGCGAAGAACCAATCAATCCGTTTGATTTCTGGTCTGGTGCTGACTTCGAACTGAAGATCAGAAACGTTGCAGGTTACAGAAACTATGACAAGTCAGAGTTCAAATCAGCATCAGCATTATTCGATGCGGATGAAACTAAACTTGAAGCAACATACAATCAACAGTATGACTTAGGTGAGTTTGTAGATCCTACTAACTTTAAGTCTTACCAAGATTTAGAGTCACGTCTACAGTTAGTACTTGGTACTGCGGTAGGAGCAAACGTAACTCAAAAGAATGAAGCACTCACTGAGACTGCGGAACAACAGGTTGGAAAATCTGCCCCAGAACCAGAGATTGTTTCTGCACCAGAGTCGGGTGGTGACACAGCAGATGAAGATGATACATTGTCTTACTTTGCACAGATGGCACAAGCAGACTAATAACCATTAAAGGAGATAAAAACAATAACATATAGTGTTAGAGTTTTCGGGGAGACTTCGGTCTCCCTTTTTTTTATAGAAAGAAAAGTGCGACAAGAAACCCTACGTTCAGTCCAAGACTGCACCATAGTAAGAGTAGGGTTCTATATGTGACTAAGTACTTATCCAAACATACCACCAAACCACGAACGATCATTCGTGTCTTGAGTGTTATGATTCTGATCTTGGACAAGAGCAGTTGATTGATTGATGTTAGTGTTACCACCAACATTAGTTGTGTTTGCTACCGCAATAGTTCCTGCTGATTGTTGTTGTGCAACTTCACGGTTTTGTTCATCGAGTGTTTGTGATGCAACTTGCTTTTCTGGTGTAGGTGGAAGCATTACTTGTGGATCTCCGATTTCTACAACACCTCGTATAGCATCTTGAATCTGTTGTACCTTGGTTAGAATACCATCTACTTTAAGATCTGCATTTAACAAACCTTCCCCAAAGTCTAAAGAATCACCTATACCCATTACACCAAGTCCCATGAACTCATGTTCACCACCTTCACCAATACCCTTCATAAGAGTCTGGACATCTGAAGTAAACTCGTGTAGTTTACGGAGTGGAAGTTCTAACTCTTCCATTGGTTCGAAGTCAAGATCTTGGAGTTGTGCGTTTAGTAACTTAACTTCATCAATTGCTTTACCGATTGCTTTAAAGTTTTCAAGATCTAAGTTAGCACCTGCCATATTGATTGCAGATACACCTTCTGCAAACGGTAATAGATTATCGTCTATTGCTTGTAGTCCAGTTGTACCAAATAGGTCATCTGTACCATCCAGTAAATCTTGGAATCCTTGTCCGATAATTGCGGAGGACTTCCTAAAGGATTCTGCCATAGGATCATCGACAATATCAGTAAACTTCTTAACACCTTGTGCAAGTGGTAAGATATTATCATCAACCATTTGTAGACCAGTGGCACCAAATAGATCGTCTGTACCATCAAGTAGATCCTGTAAACCATCACCAACTATCTTAGATGATTTTCTGAATGAGTTTGCCATGGCATCATCAACGATACCTGTAAATCCAGATACAGCATTTGCTAATGGACGGATGTTATCATCGATCATCTGTAGACCACCTGCACCGAACAGGTCATCCGTACCGTCTAATAATCCTTGTAGACCTTCACCTACAAGTGTGGCATTTGTTTTAAATTCTTCTGCATTGAATCCAGTGAATCCAGATACACCCTCTGCAAGAGATGGTAAACCTTTTGCCAGAGAGGAGACAACCAACATGTTGTCTGTGTCTAATAGTCCGAATGGTGTGATTAGGTTGTCAAGACCTTTACCAAGAGATGCCATCTCTTTTTCGAACTTATCATCTACATTAAGTTCTCCGAGTTGTTTTATTGCTTGAGCAAACTCTGGAGTAACTGCTTGACCAACAGTTGCTAAAACACCTGCTTCACCTGCATCAAATGCAGATAGTGGGTTCAGCAAGTTGTCAATTGCTTGACCAATAAGTTTAAATTCTTCTGGTGAGACAGAACCTGCCATCTCATTTAACTTCTCTATGCCATCTGCAATTGCTAAGAAGTTAACTTCACCAAGCATCTGTATACCCTTAGATGAGAATATACCAGTGTTATCACCCAGTGCTTTTAGAGTTTCACCCAGATTGTTAATACCTTCTGGATTAAATTTTAGATTGTTTAGTCTTTCGAGTCCATTACCAAGATCATCAAATGCAACACCCGATAGTATCTTCAACCCGATAGCATTACCCATACCGAGTTCTTTTACTAACGAACCAATTGCATTACCTATAGAATTAAATACCTCTGGATCTAATTCAAGTTCATTTAACTTTTTGAGACCTTCTGCCATTTCATCGAAGGATCTCATAACAGCAACAATAGAAAGTATTACGGCACCAATACCGACACCTGCAAACATAAGACCTTTACCAATACTCTCAAAGGTAGTACCGAATAGAGAACCAATACCTTCAGCAATGCTTTTGAATCCTTCTCCAACACCTTTACCTGCATTACCAAATCCACTCAACATACCACCAATACCAGATCCCTTACCACCCTTAGTGTTTCTTGCGATCTGTTTGAGAAGTTTTATTTGATTGTTTGCTTGCTTCTTACTATCACGTGCATTTTCTACACGATCAAGTAGTCCACGTTTCTTTTCTTTATCATTGGCATCTATGAAGACTTGTGAGAACTCTGCGAAACGTTCACTAAGACCTTTGATCTCAGTGTTCATTTGTTGGAAGACTTGTATTGTATTAAAGTCCTCTGGAGTAAAGACATCACCAGACTCTTGCATTGCAGTTGTAAGACCAGAGAAGGTGTTTATTGCTTCTTTCTGTTGCATAAAGGACTTATCATGCTGAACTTCAGATTGTTCTGCTTGTCTGCTATCAATCTCTTCCATCAACTGCTTTACAGTCTTGATCGAGTTCGTGCCATTATTTCGAGTGAGTTCACCCTCACGGCGTAACCTTTCGATTACCTGTGCGAAATATTCTGCTTGATTGCCTTCTGCCATTACAGTTATGTCCTGTTAATTTGTTTTAATCTTTCGTTCTCTTCCTTAACATAATCTACTAACATGCTTACATAAATTTCCCTTTCCCAAGGTATCATCATTTCTATATCACTCAAATTATAGTTATGATGTTGCATCAAACTGAAATTGGTCTTATAATGATTGACCAAATTATCATGAGAAAGGTTTACACTAAAAAATCTTTCATTCCTTCGAGTGTGTACTCATTGTGATGCGAACAATTAGTACAGTCAAAACTTACATCCTTCTGGATCTTAGGGATCTTTCTTAGGAAGTTACCCAGTAAGTTAAACTTATCTGTTGGTAGTTCCATGATGAAATCCATAATCTCTTCTGGTTTCACGTCTGACTTATCGAACCTTTCTTCTTCTGTAAGGATTGCTTGAATAGATGATGCGACCATTCCGATGCCATCTTCAATACTATCCCCTTTTGTTTCTACATCAAGAATATCTCCGAACGCAGGATATGCAAGTTCAACCGCAATATCATCTGTGATCTGAATTTTCTCTCTGCCGTTTTCATCTGTATTGCTAACGTCAAGTTGCAACTCATCAATCATTACATCAACTTCGTTTCCTGTTTTACATTCAGAGCAGTTCATAATAACAGTAGATCTTTCACCAACTGCCTTTGAACGTATCTTTGTAAACAGATACTCAACATCAAATGTTGTCAAATTAAAAACGTCAATATCACTTTGAATACAAGAGTTCAGAGTATTACCGATTGCTCGTGTAACTTGTTTCTGATCTCGTGACTCAAATGCCATCATCAATACCTTTTCTTCTTTTACAAGATAAGGACGGTATGATATCCTTTCACCAGTTGACGGTACCTTTTCATCAAAGATAGGTGCCGTATTTAACTTCGGTAATGCCATTATATTCTCCTATAATATAAAATAATTTATTATCCAAACTTGCCCAGTAGTTTTGCTAAACCACCTGCAAGTAATCCACGTCCAAAACTCTCAC